ACAGTTCTATCTGAGAACAAGTATGATGACATTAGGAAAAGAATTATATACGATATAACTACAGTAGGTGTGGGGTGTGCTAAACACGAGTATCTACCTGGAACAGGTATCGTAACTAAATATGTAGACCCTGCCAACGTTGTGTACAGTTATACCGAGGATCCAAACTTCAACGACTGCTTCTACTGGGGTGAAGTAAAAACAACTCACATTAGCGAGCTTCTTAAAATAGATCCAACACTAACAGATAAAGATTTAGAGCACATTTCAAAGTCTAGTTCTGATTGGCATAACTACTTTAACTCAACACAGTTTTACGATAATTCATTATTTAATAATGATACTGTAACTCTTTTACATTATAATTATAAAACAACTAAAAAGTTTGTTTACAAGAAAAAGGGTGAAAAAGTTATAGAGAAAGAAGATACGTTTAATCCACCAGCAGAAATGATGGAGGAGAGAGGCTTTGAAAAAGTTGAAAAGGTCATAGACGTATGGTATGAAGGCGTTATGGTCATGGGTACTAACATTATACTTAAGTGGCAGCTTGCTGAAAATATGGTTAGACCTAAGTCCGCGTCACAGAACGCAATGGCTAACTATGTAGCATGTGCCCCAAGAATGTATAAAGGCAATATTGAATCATTGCTTAGGAGAATGGTTCCTTTTGCAGACCTCATCCAAATGACGCACTTGAAGTTACAGCAGGTAATACAAAAAGTTGTACCAGATGGCGTATTTATAGATGCTGATGGTTTAAATGAAGTTGACCTTGGTAATGGCGCTAGCTATAATCCTGAGGATGCCTTAAGGCTATACTTTCAAACTGGTTCTGTTGTTGGTCGTAGTTACACTCAAGATGGTGAGTTTAACAATGCTAGAGTTCCTATTCAAGAGCTTGCCAAAAATAGTGGTCAAGGAAAAATAAGTTCTTTAGTTAACAGCTATAACCATTATCTACAAATGCTTAGAGATGTAACTGGGTTAAATGAAGCTAGAGATGGCTCTATGCCTGATCCAGACTCATTAGTTGGCTTACAAAAATTAGCGGCCCTTAACAGTAACACTGCAACAAGACATATTCTTGATGCTAGTTTAGATATTACAAGAGACCTTGCTACAGCGTTAACATGTAGAGTATCTGATGCATTAGAATACCACCCACACAAGGAGGAGCTTGTTATGCAGATTGGTAAATATAATGTCAACTTACTTAAGGAAATAAGTGACCTGCATATATATGACTTCGGTGTATTTATAGAAATGGCACCAGATGACGAGCAAAAACAAATGCTTGAGCAAAACATTCAAATGGCACTGTCAAAGGGATCTATTGATCTTGATGACGCTATAGATATTAGAGAGGTTAAAAATGTAAAACTTGCAAACCAACTTCTTAAGGTTAAGAGAAAACGAAAAGAAAAGGAGAGACAACAGTTTGAGATGCAGAAGATTCAACAACAGCAACAAGCTCAGATGCAATCACAACAAATGGCAGCTCAAGTTTCGGCACAAAAACTTCAAATGGAAACTCAGTCTGAGATGCAGATCGCACAAGCAAAAGCTGGTTTTGATATTGAAAGAATGCGTGGCGAGGCAGCTATTAAGTCTGAACTTATGCAGTTAGAATTTCAGCTGAACATGCAGTTAAAAGGTGTTGAAGCTGAGGCATTAAAGTCTAGAGAAGATTTAAAAGAAAAAGCAAAGAGTGATAGAATTAGCAAGCAAAATAGCCAACAATCTAAATTGATAGATCAGCGTAAGAAGGATCTCCCTCCTATTAACTTTGAGTCTAATGAAGACACGCTAGATGGTTTTGATCTTGCTGAGTTTGAACCTAGATAATTATAATATAATAATGCGTAATTTTGCGCAGTAAATTTAATTTAATATGGAAATAAAAGTAAAAGCGGTCCCAGGACCAGGAGAAAAGTCTGTACAAGAAGTTGAGAATGAACTACTTGAGCAGCATGAAGAAAAAACAGAGGTTGTTGAAGAGCAGCCTACTGAAACCGCTACTGAAACTGTTGAAGAGCAGTCAGTAGAGCAAGAAACAACTGAAGAAGTTGAAGAGCCTCAGTTTACTGAGGACGACGTTCTTTCATTTATTAAAGAAAGATATAACAAAGAGATTAACTCTGTGGATGATTTGTTTTCTCAACGTGAAGCAAACGATGATTTACCAGAGGACGTATCTGCCTTCTTAAAATACAAGAAGGAGACTGGTCGAGGGATTGACGATTTTATGAAGCTACAAGCCGATTATGATAAGATGAACCCTGATCAAGTATTGCGTGAGTACTATGCCTCTACAGAAAGTGACTTAGATTCAGAAGATATTGAGTATCTTATGAGTCAAAAATTTTCTTATGATGAAGAGTTGGATGAGGATTCTGATGTTAAGGCAAAGAAAATCGCAAAGAAAAGAGAACTTGCGAAAGCAAAGAAGTACTTCAATGAATTAAAGGAGACATACAAGGTGCCTACCGAGTCGGCTAGTACACCTGTCAACGAAGATGAAGCGGAGACTTACAATGCTTACAAGGAATATATATCACAAGCACAGTCTATTCAAGAAGAGAATGCTAAGAAATCAGAGTATTTTCAGAAGAAGACGGATGAAATTTTCAGTGACGAATTCAAAGGTTTTGGGTTCAAGGTCGGTGATCAAGAGATTCTGTTTAGCCCTGGAGAAACAAAGGAAATCAAAGCTCTTCAATCTGATGTTAACAATTTTATCTCTAAGTATTTAGATGATAATGGAATGGTTACTGATGCGGCTGGATACCATAAAGCACTTGCTGCTGCTATGAATCCTGAAAAGTTGGCTACTTTCTTTTATGAGAAAGGCAAAGCTGATGCCGTAGTAGATGGCTCAAGACAGTCCAAAAACATAAACATGGATTTAAAGAGTTCACCTCAAAAAATAAGTAATGATTCTGGATTTAAAATTAGAGCATTAGATACAGACAGTGGGCGTGGATTAAAGATTAAAAAACGATAAAAACACAACACAAAAAATTAAAAAATTATGGCATTATCTGTAAACTCAACGCCAGGATTTAGCTTAACACCGAGTCCATCTCAACAAGTTACTCCTGCGTCTTACATTTCAAGTTTTGACTTTTTAAGTCAATACTTACCTGACACTCATGAAAAAGAATTTGAGCGTTATGGAAACCGATCTATCTCTTCTTTCTTACGTTTAGTAGGAGCTGAGATGCCTTCTAACTCTGACCTAATCAAATGGACTGAGCAAGGAAGACTACACATTAAATATACATCTGTAACATCTGCTGGATCTTCTACTGATGACACTGCTGTATTCACTGTAGCTGACGCTGGAATTTCAGCTGTAGCTATTAGAAAAGGACAAACAGTGATGATCTCTGATAACACTGCTGCTTCTACATTGAACAACAAAGGTATCGTTACTAACGTATCTGGTCTTGACTTTACTGTTGCTTTTTACGAAGCTGGTGGACAGGCTAACTACGCTGGAAGTGTAACTGTATTTGTATACGGTTCTGAATTTGCTAAAGGTACTAACGGTATGGAAGGTGCTGTTGAAGCTGAAAGCGAAATCTTTGAGAACAGCCCAATTATCTTGAAAGATAAGTACGCTGTAAACGGTTCTGACATGGCTCAGATCGGATGGGTAGAGGTAACAACTGAAAACGGTGCTTCTGGATACCTATGGTACTTGAAGTCTGAGCACGAAACTCGTCTACGTTTTGAGGATTACCTTGAGACTTCTATGATCGAAGCTGTGCCTGCTGAAGCTAACTCAGGAGCTATCGCCTCTGCTAAAGGTACTGAAGGTTTACTTTACGTACTAGAAAACCGTGGTAACGTTGCACAAGGACAATTAACTGCTCTTACTGAGTGGGATGACGTTGTTGCTCGTTTAGATAAGCAAGGAGCTATCGAAGAGAACGTGATCTTTGTAGATCGTGGAATGTCTTTTGATATCGACACTATGTTGGCTGCACAGAATAACTTCGGTTCTTCAGGTTCATCTTACGGATTGTTTGATAACGATCAAGACATGGCATTAAACCTTGGATTCACAGGATTCCGTAGAGGTTATGACTTTTACAAGTCTGACTGGAAATACTTGAACGACGCTACTATGCGTGGTGGTATTACTGGTGGAGCTATCAATGGTGTATTAGTACCAGCTGGATCAACTACTGTATACGATCAAGTATTAGGAAAGAACGCTAAGCGTCCATTCTTACACGTTCGTTATAGAGCTGACCAAGCTGAAGATCGCAAAATGAAGTCATGGATCGTTGGTTCTGCTGGCGGTGCTTCAAACAGCGACCTAGACGCTATGGAAGTTCACTTCTTGTCTGAAAGAGCTCTTTGTACTTTAGGTGCAAACAACTTCTTCTTATTCAAGTAAGATTAAACATAAGTAGTCCTTACCCTCGTCGTTGTGACGGGGGTAATTACTACTCTTATAAACTTTAAATTTAATTAAAATGAAAAAACAAAAGGTCCTTAAGGACAGAACCTATCGATTATCAGGGGCAACCGCTCCTTTGAGTTATTCAATCAGAACAAGAAACTCAAGAAGAAAACCACTACTACACTTTGACGGAGAGTCAAACAGAGCGTTGAGATACGCATCAAACCAAAAAACACCATTTGAAGATGAACAGGATGGAAATGCAATCCTAGAACCTGTGGTTTTTGAGAATGGATTCTTATATGTTGACAAGACAAATGTAGTACTACAGGAATTTTTATCAATACACCCTGACAACGGAAGTGTTTTTGTTGAGGTAGATACGGAGAAAGACGCTTCAGTTGAAGTTGAAAACTTGGACTATCAGTTAGAAGCACAGCTACAAGCTAGAGATCTTAATATAGAGATGCTAGAAACCATTGGTAGAGTTGTATTAGGAATGAATATAGACAAGATGTCTACAGCTGAACTTAAGAGAGACGTTAGATTATACGCTAAGAACGAACCAGAGGACTTCTTAGACACTCTAAACGATCCAATGCTTAAGCTACAGAACTTAGCATCAAAATTATTAGATGAGGGCTTATTAAGGCTTAAAAACAATAATAAGGATGTATACTTTAACTTAGGTGGTAATAAAAAGAAAATGATTACCCTTCCATTTGGAGAATCTCCAGTTTATACTATTGCATCTTACTTCCAAACCGATGAGGGTATAGAGGTAATGACTATGCTAGAGAATAAACTAGAAGAGTAATATAAAATTACATACACATGCTAGACCCCTTCAAAAACGGAGGGGTTTATTTATTTTTACTATCTTTGCATAAATTGTTATAGAGATGATAAACAGCGTAAGAAACACCGTACTAGCGGTGGCTAACAAACAAAACTTCGGATACATCACTCCCTTCGATTTTAACCTATATGCAAAGCAAGCACAGCTTGATATCTTTGAAGATTACTTCTATAGATATAGCCAGTGGATTACTAAGCAAAACGTTAGACAATCTGGAAGCGGGTACTCTGATCATGTAAAAAACATTGAACAGGCTATAGATATATTCTCAACTATAAATACACCTGATGATACAAACGGGCCAGTATTTCCGATACCCAATGATTACTACCTATTAAACGTAGTTAGATATGGAAGCACGGAAATTGAAAGGGTTTCTAACAGTAAGCTATTACACCTTACATCATCAAACCTAACCGCACCTACCACATCATTTCCTGCATATGCTATGAATGGTTCAGATATAACCGTATATCCTAGTGCAATAACCACTGGTGTAACTATACAGTATATAAGAAAACCATTAGACCCTAAGTGGACGTATGTTGCATTAGGCGCTGGAGACAGTGAACCTGTTTTTGATCAGTCAGCTACTGACTATCAAGATTTTGAACTTCCACCAGAGGATGAGCCATTGTTGGTTGCTAAAATCTTACAGTATGCTGGTATCTCTATAAGAGAAAAAGATCTGTATGTTTCAGGTCAAAACGAAGAAGGTAAAGAAACTCAAAAACAAGGATAATGGCATACTTAACAGGATACGAATACTACGAAAACAACGGTAACCTCCCAGAAGATGCTAATTGGGGTTCATACCAGTACACATCATTAAAGGATATAGTTAACAATTTTATGCTAATGTACGTTGGCAATGATAAGCTTGTTAATAATGCTGAAAGATATAACGTTCTTTTTCACGCTAAGCGTGGGATACAGGAATTGAACTACGATGCAATGAAGGAGACTAAGATAGTAGAACTTACTGTCTGTGACAATCTAAAGGTTGTGCTTCCTCCTGATTTTGTAAATTGGAATAGAATATCTTTATTTAAGGACGGAACATTATTTCCATTAACAGAAAACATACAAACAAACTTTGCTAAGAGTTATCTGCAAGACAACGATTGTAGAGTTCTTTTTGACCAGGATGGAGATGTACTTATAGGAACATCATTACTTGATGGGACAAGAATCGACGGAATGCATAAAACACAATATTTAGGTGACGGGCCTTTTCATGGAAGCTTAGGCTATAGCATTGACGGTCAATGGATATTTGATTTTTCAATAGGAGCTAGGTACGGAAGCAATTCTGAAACAGCTAATATGAACCCAACATTTAAAATTGACAAAGCAAATGGTGTAATAAACTTTAGCTCACACATGACAGACGAGATTGTGGTTATAGAATACATATCAGATGGAATGGAAGGTGGAGATGATTCTAAGGTTAGTGTAAATAAACTATTTGAAGACTACATATATGCGTACATTAAGTATGCGATATTAAACTCTAAATTTGGTGTACAAGAATACATCGTTAACAGGGCTAGAAAAGACAAGAGTTCTTTGTTGAGAAATGCAAAGATTAGATTAAGCAACATTCACCCTGGCAGACTACTCATGAACATGAGAGGTCAAAATAAATGGATAAAGTAGTATGAAAGTAAATAAGAATTTTATTGGGTCCAGGATGAATAAATCCTTGGATGAGAGGCTTTTAAAACCTGGAGAGTACATTGATGCGATGAATATTCGTATCTCATCACCAGAGGGTGCAGAAGCTGGATCAGCTGAGAATGCTAAGGGTACTGAAAAGCTAACTACATTAACTCATAATGGATTACCTCTTTCAAACCCTGTATGTATTGGTGCATTTGAAGACGGAGAAAGAGAAACCATATACTGGTTTGTTACTAGTGACAATGTTGACATGATAGTCTCATTTAACGAAAACACATCATTATTAGTTAAACATGTTGTCAGTAACACTGTTTTAAATTTTTCTAGCCAAAACCTAGTAAATGGTATAAACTTAGTAGACGACCTATTATTCTTTACAGATAACTACAACCAACCAAGAAAGATAAATGTTACTAGATCATACCCTGCTCCAATAGCAGGTGTAGATCAAATAACTGAAGACGATATATCAGTAATAGTAAAACCACCTGTTGAATCTCCAAAAGTTGTTCTTGCTATAAATAATAGTGAAGAGAACTATATAGAAGACAGGTTTATAAGATTTTCATATAGATACAAGTATAAAGACGGAGAGTACTCTGCTCTTTCTGAGTTTTCAGATTTAGCTTTTAATCCACAAGGCTTTAGGTTTGATTTTGGAACCTTTGACAACGAGGGGATGTTAAATAGGTTTAATGAAGCTAGGGTCACTGTAAATACTGGAAGCGAAAAAGTTATAGGGCTAGATGTATGCTTTAAGCAATCAAACTCTAACACAGTTAACGTTATAGATAAATACATAAAAGCAGATGAAAGTTGGGCTGACAATATGGACTATACCATTAGGTTTAGCAAGCAGAAAATTTACACAGCTCTACAGGATTCTGAAATACTAAGGCATTTTGACAATGTTCCAAGATTTGCTAAAACTCAAACAACAATGGGTAATAGAATAATATATGGAAACTACGTGGATGGATATAACATTGACACCGTTGTTGATTATGATGTATTTGGAATTACAGAGGACGCTCAGGAAGAAACTATACCAACTCAAGATAACGACACAAATATAGTGTTGGATTTTGCAGGTATAGATTTGTCTGAAGGAAAAACAATATCAATATCTCTTAACTTAGTAAGTCAAGGATTTAGTTCTATATCATATCCAGGTGGTGAAAATGATTTTCAGGACTCATGGTCATTTACACTTCCTAGAGACTACTATAGTGCTGTTGATTTAGCTACAAGCCAAGAGTTTATAAATGCTATAACACTTACTGACCAGTGGACAAATACTGACGATAATTACTCTCTTACAGATGTGTTCTTTTCATCTATAGTATCAGATGCAAACTGGAGTAAAGTAAATGGGGTTGTAACAAATACAACTTCTCAGGGAGGTTTTACTATATCAAATCCTAGTAATGATACTATACAGCTAAATATTATGGGAATCGCTTATGAAGAAATAGCAAACCCAGGGGTTTTTGTGTATGAGTACTTTGAATACTCAGCACCAAGCACTGAAATATTTTCGGATGAACAAAGAAAGAGTCTACATAGTAACAGAGATTTTGAGGTAGGGATAGAATATTTAGATGAATACAGCAGAGCCTCAACTGTTCTGATAAGCGAGAAAAATAGCGTGTTTTTTGATGCATCTACTTCTAGTAAGAAAAATAGTATAAGGGTAAGACTTAATAGCTTAGCACCTTCATGGGCTGAAAGGTATAGGTTTGTGTTAAAACCAAGCAAGACTAGTTATGAAACTATATTCTCAAAATACTGGATACCCTTAGACTATGAGAACTCTTTTTGGGTAAGACTTGACGGAGACAATCAAACCAAGGCTAAAGTCGGCGATACATTAATAGTTAAAAAAGACTCTTTTGGGCCTATAGACAGGCTCGTTAAAACAAGGATACTAGATATTAAGGTTATGTCGGAGGATGAGCTTGGCACTCACCCCACTGGATTATATATGAAAGTAACTCCAGGGAGCTACTCTCTTAGAGAGTTGGATGATGACGATATTTTAGATAGAAGTTATTCAAATAGACCTACAGTGCTAGGTGGTAAAGCTATAAGTGTTTCTGAAGACAACCCTGATCACCCTGACAATGGAGGATCTGATGCGTCAGCAACGCTTTATAGACCGTTCCCCGTACCAGCTGGAAGTAGGGTTATACTAGACTTTAGATGTCGAAGAGGTGGTACGTATAATTATGACTTTGGTTTTAGGTATGAAGGAGTTTCTAACAACGATTACGACAGTCTTTTTGATTTTATTAAAAATGAAAACATAAACTTTTCTAGTTCAGCAAACATATATGTTGATTCAGGATCCTTGGGAGGTCCTTTAACTAGTAATCGTAATAAGATTGTTTTTAACGAGACATTAGGAAATGCAGTTAGTGTAATTATACCCTCATCATTTTATCCTCCTTTAAATTTAACTGATACCACTACATTGGCTGCTCAGCCTTTTGTTAATGATCAAGCTGAAATAACTGGATATAAAAACAAAGAAAGAGAAATGATGATATCATTTCATGAAGATGCACCAACGGGACGAATGTGGATGGTTCAATATGTTATGAATAATTCACTTAATGATAATGATACCAATAAATTATCAGCCGAAATTAAAATAGAAACTGGATTGGGGACTGTTGTGTTTGAGACAGAGCCTTTAGACAACGATAGTGAGATATACTTTCAAAGTCATAAAAGTTACTCAATAACAAACAGGAATCACTCTGGTAGTCTTCAAGACCAAAACAGCGGTTTGTCTCAGCCTGCTATTATAGACTTAGATCTTTATGATTGCTTTTCTTTCGGAAATGGTGTTGAAAGTTTTAAAATTAGAGACGGATTAGCAAACCCTGGATTTAATATAGGATCTAGAGTTTCTTCTGTTTCTGAACAAGATTACAAAGAAGCTCACAGGAGTTCAGACGTTACTTATAGTGGCGTATACAATGAAGAGACAAACATAAACAAGCTTAATGAGTTTAATCTAGGACTCGCTAACTTTAAAACACTTGAACAGTCTTTTGGACCTATAAACGTACTACACGGAAGACAAACAGACATACTAGTTCTTCAAGAGGATAAGGTGTCTTATGTACTGGCTGGTAAGAATATATTGTCTGATGCAGTTGGAGGCGGAACACTTACTTCTGTTCCAGAGGTTTTAGGACAACAAGTTTCTAGAATAGAAGAGTATGGTTGTTCTGACATTGAAAGCTTTGCTTCTTACGGAGGCAACGTATTTTTTACAGACGAAAAAAGAGGCGCTGTCATAAACCTAAAGGGTGGTAACAGAAGTGAGCAGCTTAACGTCATATCAAGTCTTGGTATGAGGTCATGGTTTAGAGATAGATTTATAGATAGTAAAAATAATATAAAGCTAGGTTGCTACGACCCTTATATGGGAGAATACGTATTGACATTTACAGATTCAACTTACACTCAAGGTATTGATACATTGGCTTGTGGAGCAGAAATAAACCAATACGAAACCAGCACGGCTACTACATTTAACGTGGAACTAGGATCTGCAATAGGAACAAGCACAATAACTTACAATGTCTCACAAGGCTCTGCTGTAATAAGTGTTGTATATGCATCATCAACGGTTGTAAATCAAACGATAACTGGAAGTGGGACTATAGACTTCACAAAATCAGACCCTGAAACAGAGCAATGCACGGTAACTATAACACCAACAAATGCAACGTTTAGTCTTTCGGTAGGATGTGTAATAGATCAGTCCTTAACTGTATTTAGAATTGTTAAAAATACAAGAGACATGGAAGGGAAAACAGCAACTCACGACTCAAAATTTATATATCCAGGGCCGTTTTCTTTAATTGTACCTCCTTTAACATTACCTGTAACTTTTTTGGGGGGACCAATATCGCAGTGGCACACAAGCACTGGGTTGGCTGGGGATGGCGTGTTCCCATCTGATGGGTCTACAGTAAAAATGCGTCACATTGGTGGTGGCGGAACAGCTAATTGGGAATATGATAGGTTTAAGTATTTAGTGTCTGATACGTTATATACTGCTGATCAGATAGACCAGTTGACTCCGTTGCTAACAACATTAAATGACGTTGAAACATCCATAACATCAATACCTGGAGAAACATATGAGGCAGAGTTCATATATTCAAACCCTAACGGCTATAGATATTTATATCTTGTATGGGATTACGTAGAACCTGACATAGAGTGCTACGGAGGTCAACATTCATTTACTGTTGATGAAGAAGGTAAATATGAAACGATTGTTAACATGCCAAACATTATAGGAGATGTTACGTTTACTTTTGACGTGGGTGACAAACCTGCTAGGATACAGTTGACTTACGTTAACGAAATTGTTGCAGACTCTTTGTTTATTGGAAACGACCTTCCAGATTCTACTTTGGAATCTGAAATAACATCTTTTAGTGGTACGGTACAAGCATACGATTATATCGGAAACGGTCAGTTCGGAGAAACTTATATTGTTCCAAACGCTGGCTTCACTTCTTCAGATATAGCGGTTTCTGACGGATCTGAGACAAGATCAAGCGGTTCGGGGACAGGACAAATTGGAGTTGTGGCAGGCTATCCATCGCCTACAGCGTTAGCATCTGACGGTCAGATTAAACTTGAGTTTTTTAAAGACGCGACAGGATCCTCAGACATAGCTAATCAAGTGAAAGTTACGATATGGTCTGTGAACTCAGGCACAAACACTTGGAGCATGACACCAGGGTGCCCTCAAGACCAGACACTACCTTAAAAATAAATAAATGGCATATACATTAACATACAGTGAATCAGTAAAGGGGTGGCCTTCGTTCTACTCCTTTTATCCAGAGATGATGGTAGGGATGAATAACTACTTCTACTCTTTTAAAGGAGGTAACCTATATAGACACAATACAGGGTCTCAAAGAAACACGTACTACGATGCGTTAACTCCTGACGCTTCAACAATAACTGGTGTAATAAACGATTCTCCATCTACGGTGAAGAAGTTTAAAACCATAAGCTTAGAAGGAACGGCCGCATGGGACTGTACAGTTTTAAGTGATCTAGAGAGCGGATACATAGATTCTACTTGGTTTTCACTAAAGGAAGGTGACTACTACGGATTTATAAGAAGAAACCAAGATGACAACGTATTTGAGGCTAGATCTGCACAAGGTATAGGTGGCGTTGATACTGTGGACCCATCTGTTACGACTGCGGTAGAGTTGAACTTTACGTTCACCATAAGCTCTATGATAAGTGTTGGAGATAAGGTATACAAGATAGTAGGTGGCAGCCCAACAGTTGTTGGTCTTATAACATCTATATCTGGAAGTCAGATCATTGTAGATGCAGACGCATCAGGTATTATACCTGTTGCAGGGGACTATTTATTCTGTGTAAAAGACAACAAGGCGGAGTCATACGGAACCACTGGATATTTCTTGAAATACACGTTATCTAATACATCATCTAATTTTGTTGAGTTATACGGCATTGGATCTAGTTTATTCAAGAGTTTTCCATAAATTTTTGTATATTTGCACTTATAATCATTAACAATTAAACTATGGCAATAGATCCTATAAGCATGGGACTTCAGGTTTTAGGTTCTGGATTTAGTATATTTCAAGGGATACAGGCTAAGAAGGAGGCTAAGAAGGCTGAAATGAGAGCTCGAGAGAGAGTTTTAAAAGCTGAGAGAGAGGTCTCTAGAGTTGAAACAGAAGGACTTCAAGTTCCTTTAGAGGCATACGAAATACAGACACAAAGTTTAATGGCAGCTCAACAAGCAGCCTTACAAGGTATGAGAGAGTCTGGTCAAAGAGCGCTTCAAGGTGGGGTTCAAAGACTTCAAGAGGGTGTTGTTAGATCTTCAGAGGGGATACGTCAAAACATGGCTAAAGACATATATGGTAGAGACGTGATGATTGCTAAAGAAAAAATTGATGATTCTAAGTCAATAGCAGGTATCAACTTAAAAGTAGCTGAAGGAGAAACGGCTAAAGCACAAGACCTTAATCAGATGGGTGCTATGCAGATATCATCTGGTGTTAAAGGTTTTTTAGGAGCTGGAGCAAAACTATATGAAGGTAGCGACTTGTTTTCTAAAAGACAAGGTGAATTAGCTGGAGGACAGAAAGCATTAGAGATACAATCAGCTGGAGGTATGGACCTCGGAGAGGGAGTTACTAACGCTAGACAAGCCAGAAGAGCTATGCAAGATATGGGATACACTGGCGAACAGATCGCTGGATTAGGTATGGGTATAGTACCATTTACCCCACAGCAGATGGCAGGTTTACAATCAATAGGATTTTAATAAGAGATGAGTTACGGATATAAAAGAAGTACCACAGAACAACTACAGAACTCTGTAATTGACTGGGCTGGGATAACTAAGAATGTTTCTGATAGAATAATCAAGGAGACTGAGAGAAGGGATAACCTAAAGGCTGAGTTAGAAACAACTTACAATAATCAGTTAGATACTCTAAATGATTATCAACAAGGTCTAGACGTAGAGGCTAATGCCTTTATGATGCAACAGGTCCAAAACCACAAGGCTTTTTTGAAACAAAACCATGACCTTATGAAGTCTGGTCTAAGATCCGTTAACGATAACAAGCTTATACAAACCAACGTAAAGAATACTTGGACAAGGTTAAATTCTGCAATGAAGGGACACCAAGAGGCATTCAAAAAGTTTTCAGAGAGTGGTAAGACAGGGGACTTGGCATTGGCCGAGTTTTTAGCTGATAGCATAAACGTTAAGGACAAGCAAATATATTTATCTGAAACTGGTGAGGGATACCTCGCAGCTGTGGATGATAAGGGTGTTATTGATAAGAGTAGCCTACAGGCTATCAGGTCTATAGAGCAGGTTCAAGCATCTGAATGGGATTCCATAGATGTCAATGCGGCTGTGATTAAAGACGCAAACGGAGCTGCCGTATGGAAGGAAGCTTTTTCATCAACATTTGATGTAGAAAATGTTAGAAATAATCCTGCATTTAAGGAGTGGAAGGAAAACACCATAACAAAGTCTCTAAACAACGATCAAAGATTATTCTCTGTACTTACAGACTACATGGGTTACGACTATACATACAATCCAGATGAGGTTGACGAGAATACTGTGTTGTTGAAGAAGGACAAGAACAACGGGTTTCCTACACCTGAACTTACTGATAAACAAAAAACTAAAGCCCGAGAAGCTTATGGTAACGCACTAGAGATGGCTCTAGGAAAAAAAGAAGACAAGCAATATGTTGCGCCTACTAGTCAAACGTCTAAACTACAGGAAGAAGCGAATGTAGTAAAAATTATAGATGACTTTGTTGTAAGAGGTCAGTACTCTGGATTAAAAGCTACGCTTGGTCAGGTTGCTAGCAATGTAACACTTGATGAAGAAAGTAAAACATTAACAGTTGAACTTTTAGGCGGTCTAGTCAAGACTATAGATTTAACAAGACCACAAAGAGATATTGGAGTAGAAATAGCTGGTATAATAAATCCTAAAACAGCTGGAACATACAGAAATAAAGGAACAGGATCGTTAACATCAAATGTGAACCAAAAAGCTTTAGATACTACGACATATACACCTATTAGTACTAAGACGAAGTTGAGTAGTTCAGAAATAGACACATTTAATAAGCAATTATCTGATGTAGCTGGTAAAGATGCATTTGGAGAAACTGTTTATACTTCTAGACCAGATGTTGAGATTAAATCAGCAGTAACAGCTGTTGCAAGAAAGCTACAATTAGATCCAAACCAAGTGACTGTCACAAATGGTGTAATGATGTATGGAGATACACAATTAGGAGCTATAGGAACGGTTACAGGTACTGAAGTAGCTCAAAAATTAGAAACGATAGCTAGCGGTAAAAAAGGTAAGTTTGACGATTTAGGTACAGGAGAATAAATAATAAATCAAGTTAATGAAAGAGTTATACGATAATCTTTTTAAATCAGGTGACTACACAAAGTCGTTTGAAGAGTTTGTTAATCAATTTGGTGATACAGAAAAATCCAAGGTTTTATACAACGCACTAAACGAAGCAGGTGACTATACAAAATCATTTGAAGAGTTTGTTGTTCAGTTTGGATTCGGTGAAAAAAAAAAGACAGACGACACCTCAAGTTCTACTTTGGAGACGGAAGATATGGTTTCCACTACAGAAGAGGATCCAACAGATGGGTCCTTGGATTCTTCAGAAGTAACTGAAACATCAATACCTCAAGTAACTACACCAGAGGTTGAGG